TATCTATCATCAATAAACCAAATACCTGTAATAAAGGTGATGATAAGAGCGGCACTTCCTAATGTTTTTAATATTTTCATTAATTAGGTCCCCCGCACCATGCCAGTAAAAACAAAGCCGCGAATAAAATTATTGTAAAACATCTTTGTCTTTGTCTTCGTCGATGTGCTGCTAATTTTTGAAGACGTAATCTTCGAAGCTTTAATGTCTTGTATCTCATGCATCCTACCCATTATTGACACCACTCGCATTCGTTTGTATCATCTACTACTAAACCTTCTTCTTTAGGTCTACATTCACATTTTTTACATGCGCAGGTGCCGTATTCATCAGCATGAAGATCGCCGCTACAATGACAATTGTGACTACATTGTTTGCACTTAGCCATCTTTTGTCCTATTTAGTTGCTAG